AACGTATGATTATAGATGTGAGAAGTGTGAAAATGAATTTGAGGAAATGCTTCTTATTTCAAAAAAAGATGAACCTACTGAAACTCCATGTACAGAATGTGGTGGCGAAGTTAAACAAGTATTAGCTGCACCTTACTTTGGATATGATAATATCAAAACTAGACACTCTACTAATAATAAAGTTCCTAGTTGGTATAACGACAAAATTAAGGATCTGAAAAATTCGAAACGGTTTCCTAATAATAATTTATGAAAAACTTTATACATCTCGCCAATAGACCTGAATTGTCTTTTGGTATGACAACTGAAAACGTTAATGGGAAAAGAATTTATGTTACTCCAGACGGCGATAAATATCCATCAATCACAACAATTCTTGGCGAGTTCTCCAAAGCTTCTATACAGGAGTGGAGAAAGCGGGTTGGAGAAACCGAAGCGAACAAAATCTCCGGAAAAGCCTCGCGTAGAGGAACAAGCCTACATTCTGTCTGTGAATCCTATATCAAAAACGAAGACGGATATCTTGACGGGCAAACGCCGAACATTGTTGAACTATTCAAGAACATTGAACCGTTCCTTGAAAGAATAGACAATGTTCATGGAGTAGAACTTGGATTATACTCAAAACATTTTGGTGTCGCAGGTAGAACGGATTTAATTGCTGAGTTCGATGGTGTATTATCAGCAATAGATTACAAGACTAGTAATAGAATTAAAAAGAAAGATTGGTGTGAAAGTTATTTTGCTCAAGGAGCATTCTATGCAGTAGCATACGAAGAACTTACAAAAATCCCTGTATCACAAGTAGTGATAGTGATTGCTGTTGATAATGAACAACCACAATTGTTTGTAGAGAAACGAGATGATTGGATTGATAAAATTTGGGAAGCTAAAAAATTATATTATGAGTCACATCTTTTGTGATATAAATAATACTGATACTGTTGAAGTATCTAGATAACAATTAAGACATGGGTGCGATTCCCATCAGCTCCACCAAAGGATTATATGGATAAGGTATTAACATGGTTTTTTACTCTGACAATATTAGGAATGGGTATAGCATGGTTTTATCTTAATTATAACATGTAATTCTTTGATGGGGCTGAAGTAGATTTCGATTGATTGTGAAGTTAGATAAAGAGGTATCCGGTTGAAGTACCACCGTAAAGGTCTACTTAAATGTAATCGCAAATAACAACGATTATTATCCAGCACAGGTGGCTTTGGCCGCTTAATGTTGATGGGCTTATGATTGTGCCTTGAAACAGAAACAATCAGACACACACAAACACACACAGAGAAAGGACATTATGTCTAATCCATTTGAACTACGATTCAAACTTTTAGAGATGGCACAGGGTTATCTCCAAGATCAAGCTCAACGCAACCAAGATTATGTGACAAGTGCATGGGCACACGCACAAGAACAAGGTGAAGCAAACATGAAGTTATGGAGTGAACTTCAGCCCGATTCTTATTCCATTGAGGATATCAAGAAGAAGGCATCCGAGCTGTATGAATTCGTAGAAAAGAAGTAATTCGAATACGCGTTGTGGCCGTCACGTAGGAACAGAAGCACGGTCAGCTAACTTTCAATAGGAGTCAATTTATGTCAATGGAGTATAAAGGTGGATACAGAACAGAAGTACCTAGATATGAATTAATACCTGGCGAAAGAATATTATTTGAAAAACACATAGAGATAAGAGATTTAGTAGACTTGGCCGGAAGAATTGAAAGGGGAGAACCCCATGAAGTTAATCCCAATTATGGTGGACAAGGATATACATATCTTTATCCTGAATCAGAAGATTTGGGTCGAGTTAAAGTAACTCTCACAAATTTTGAAACATTTGATGAGTGGGAATTAGTCTGGGAGGATGGAGTAAATGGCTGAATATAAAAATGAAGAATCTTGTGATTACATTTATGATGTGGTCGCAGTACCAAAAGTAGTAGATGGTGATACATTAGATGCCGTCTTTGACTTAGGATTCGATGTAATGTTTAAGAGTCGAGTAAGACTTTTGGGTATTGACACACCAGAATCTAGAACCAGACACAAAAACGAAAAGGTCTACGGACTATTAGCAAAGAAAAATCTCAAGGAGTGGGTACATTGGGCAATCATGTCTGACAGAGATGACATTGAAGTTCAAGTTCGTTGCCCAGAGAAGGACAGTCGAGGAAAGTTCGGTAGGATCTTAGGAGAAATTTGGATCAACTGCACAGAAGACGGACATGAGTTCGGTGGATGGACAAACGTAAACAAATGGTTATGTGAAAATGGTCATGCAGTAGGTTACTGGGGCCAGAACAAAGATGATGTTAAAGGTGAACATTGGAAGAACAGAGAATATCTTGCAGAACAAGGTAAACAAGAACTTTTACAATGGGATGATAATTAAAAATTTGAAGGATAATTATGGCAAATTCTAAAACAACAAAAGAAACAGGAGACACTTTGTCTGCGATTGAAAAAAGAAAAGTAAAAAACTGGTGGGCAAGGTTTTCTTTGTCTTGGGCTATTGTATTAACATTTTTGTTTCTAATTTGGTTATTGTTTTTTACAGATATTAAATCTGAGTCTAAGGACCTACTGAATATCCTGGTTGGTGCCTATATAGCGGTGCTAGCGAAGTCAACGGATTACTGGTTCAAAGAGAAAGATGATCCAGAACATAAAGAATCAGAAGCATTAAATAAATAATGGCCGTAAAAATGAATAATTCCATGATATTCATGGAGAACATTGAGCAGTTAGTTCAAAAGACTAAAATGACCTATATAGATGCAATTATGTTTTACTGTGATGAAAATAAATTAGAACCTGAAACCGCTGGTAAAATGATCGGTGGAAAACTAAAACAAAATGTACAAGATGAGGCAGAAGATCTTCATCTTATTCCAAAAATATCTAAACTACCAATATGAAAGGAGAGAAATTGGTGAAGACCTTTAGGGGTTGACAAATTAAAAAAGTATGTTATAATATAACTATATGATGATTAAGTGAAATAAGTCGCAATACAATCAATACAACGCAATACGAAATATACGAAAGGAAACATATGTCGTTCGCAGATATGAAGAAAAAACGTGGAGATAAACTCCAATCCCTCCTAAAAGAAACCGCAAAAATAAATGCTCCAACAAAAGGTCAAGGTGATGATGATCGTTTCTGGCGTCCAGAATTGGATAAGTCAGGCAACGGAATGGCCGTTGTACGATTTCTACCTGCTCCAGATGGAGAAGACCTTCCGTGGTCACGTTCATGGAATCATGGATTTCAAGGCCCAGGTGGGTGGTACATTGAAAACTCTTTGACTACTCTTGGACAAAAAGATCCAGTAAGTGAACACAATTCCACACTTTGGAATTCTGGAATTGAGGCGAACAAAGAAATCGCCCGTAAACAGAAACGTAGGTTAACTTACATTTCGAATGTTTATGTACTCAAAGACCCCTCTAATCCCCAGAACGAAGGCACTATTCGTTTGTACAAATATGGGAAAAAGATTTGGGACAAACTCAATGATAAGATGAATCCTCAATTTGAAGATGAAACTCCAGTCAATCCTTTTGATTTATGGGAAGGTGCGAATTTTAAAATAAAGATTCGTAAGATTGATGGTTTTTCAAACTACGATAAAAGTGAATTTGAAACTCCTGCAGCTCTTGATACGGATGAGGCTAAGATGGAAGAAATCTGGAAAGGTGAACATTCATTAGAAGAGTTTACTGATCCGAAGAACTTCAAGTCTTATGCAGAGTTGAAAGAGAAATTGGATAGAGTACTTGGATTGACAACTAATACTCCCACACCACAATCTAATAGTTTTGATGCACCGTTTGATGGTGGTAAACCTATGACTACTCCACACGTAGAACCTGATGTTGTAGGTGTTACAACTGCAGAGTCGGCCGGTTCAGCCGGTGATACAGAAGAGTATTCATACTTTGCAAAATTGGCTGAGCAAGAATAATGAATAATGAGAATACTAACA